CTGAGCGCCAAGGAGGCGAATGTAGGTCAGAGGAGAACTGTTTCGAAGATAGGCCTGCGCAGCGTAGGCGCCGTAGGTGGCCGAGGATTTACTGTTACCCTCACGCCAAACATCTTCACCTGCACCACCGGGAGCCGGGGTACCAAATGTGGTTACGAATTCTTCAAAAGAATTAACGGTTATGGGTCGCAGTGACGGCCCTTTTTCTGCTCGACCGATAATAACCGGTCCGATTCCGCCTGCTGCGGCGGGGAGCTGGGAGTTGTCAATCTCGTTGACGAAGACGCCCGGGGAAACAAATCTAAACTTTTTAACTGACATTAGTTGGGTTCTCCTACATTGTGAAAATGTTCAAAGTAAATAGTGCTAAATAGTTGGAATGGTATTATTCTCTGTAAAATCCATCTTTAATAGTTCGGGGGATATCGCCAAGGACTGATCTTTCCCTTCCAAACTTAAACTCGACTGCATTCTGGCGGCGGACGATCTTGGGCTTTTCCTGATTGTCCCCTTCTCCAACAAGATAACCTAACACCTCTATCTGAATGGTGGTTTCATAATTACGCTGAGCCATTCCTAGGTTGGCTTTGTTTGAATTGTTGGCAAACCCACCATCTATGAAAACCTCATAAAAGTGACCTTCGTTTTCGATACGCTGGGGCATTCGGGAGTTTCCCGCAATAGTAAAGAACGGATTAATCAGCGTGTTTAATTGCTGCTGATACTCAGTCCGCACCGTAATTTCATATCCAACCTTCACCCAAACTGGAAGAGGAATAGAAATCGTTTCATAAACCGTCTTTCGGGGCTTCATGCGTCGAGTGTTCTTAGATTTAGCATCAACTGTCTTTGTCGTACCGCCGTATCGGCGATTAGCCAGAGCGTTCTCGAATTCAGCGGTCTTTTTTTGATCAATCCGGCGCGCAATAGTGATAGTACCGCCTTTGGCATCCGGTTCGGGGTATATGTTAGCATAGACGCTGCCCCTAAAGGTGGGCTCTTTGGTCACAGAAGAGCGATTAACAGTAATCAAAGGCAAGACCAGCGCTTCTTCGCCGTCTCGCAAGTCCTTGTTGTGTTTAATTTGATACGCGCGTTCGGCAGATACCCACAAAACAGGAACCTTTTTGAATCCCTTGTTCGATTGAGTCGACAAGTTTAACTCTTCATCTATAAAACGCAACATTGCGCCGTCGATGGTCTCTAGAGTCGAAGGGGCAAAGTCAATTTCTTCTAACTTTTCTTCGACTTCCTTGTCGCCCACATAATCGAACTTGTTGGCTTCAGTGTCTTCTATTTGTTGCTGTGTGCGCTTGCTTCTGGACATTTAAATTACCCCACAAAAATGCCAGCGGGGACATTTTCCAAGACTTTCTTGGTCGAATCCTGCAGAGTAGAGTCGACGGCTGCCAGCTTGTCGTAGGTAAGCTCGTCAAGGAGTGTCTTCAGTTCGTCGCGCAGGAGATCCTGTTCGGTGCGGGCCTGAGTGAGCAGTTCTGCCGCATTCATTGTCACGCTTTCACCTGGGATGGGCACCGTGGAAAACTTGCCGCGAATCTGGCCGAGCATCTCCTTAGCCAAAGCCAGAGCAAATCTGCGGATCCACTGCTTGCCAATAGAGTTGATGTTCTCGTAAGGAATATTCTGGAATGGCAGAGTATTCAGGTTGTTAATACCATCGGCACCCTCTTTACCGCGATCCGTATTATCCCAGGGGTTGTATTCTCCATCAATAGTAAACTGGACCCAGAACTTGTCGGGGCTCGTCCCATCAGGTGTGGGGTATAGTCTCAGCCAATTGTCTTTAATTTCATAAGAATAGTGAGAAATTCGAGTCCACAGGGCATCTTCGTAGGCCATAGCCTGGAGTTTGTTCTGCCACGTAGGGACAATTTCGAAAGTAGAATCGTCGGCGTATTGTCCGTAGGTGCGCATGTTGCCCACCACCGAGAATCCACCATAGTAGCCATAGAATCTCCACATGGCGCGAGGTGTCTTAAAAAATACTTTACGAATAATAATGCGCTTATCTTGAACTTTTCCGTAGTAGGGAAGTCCGGGGGTGTTGAAAGACGAGGCTGAAATTAATGTCTGCAAGTCATAATCTTGCTTGTCAGTTACGGTCTCGACCGAGGCAGAGTAGATCGGAGTAAGACCTCCCATCCCTGTTTCTGTGGCCAGTCCTTCCGAAACGCGGCGGACATATCCATAATCAAAGCGCGGATAGCGCAGAGCAATGTTAGAGCCAGATAGGCTACTTCCGGAGACAATTTGTCCATCCTGATCGAAGGAAGCAGTCGGTGCACCCAAAAAGCTAGACAGCGAGTTCTTGCTCTGGTGTAGATTTATTAAATAAGAGTACTCAAGAACTGCCTCTTCATATGCAGCATACACATTCCCCTGAGATAGTTCGATATCTAGTACATCTCCGCCTAGCTTTTTATAAGTGTACGCCACCTGATCGGCAGCACCAGACAGAAAGGCGGCCGAATCAACATATATTCCGAAAGGTAATGTCGCACCAACGTTGTCGACGTTACCAGTAACTGGTAAAATGTTAGTATTCGACGTAGATGCCGGGTTCAGATTAGGGATTGCCATTTAAAGTTCCTCGGTTGGTTCAATACTAAATAGAAAGCCCCGCCTCAAAAGAGACGGGGCTTTAACTATTTTGACCTTACGTCAGATATGGACTAGAGAGCCTTAACGACAACCAAGCCATACATATCAGGACGCACCATCTTCTTGGCGTAACGGGTCATGACACCCTTACGCGGCACGAAGTCTTCGACTCCGAAGATGGTAGGTGTGGTCTGCAGCGGCACATAAGGTGCATAGACATAACCACTCTCAAGGAAGCTACTACCACGTCGACCAACAAGGATCAACTCACGCGGGAAGTAGGGATCGACAATAACGTCGAACTTCTTGGAGAGGGAGCCCACCTTAAGAGCACCAGCATCGCCACGATCACTATCAGCAGTCACGTTAGCACGGAAACCAGCCGTGAACTCAAGGATGTTGGCAACTTCAGGTCCGCAGACGACGAAGTTGGCAGCACCGCGAAGAGTCTTGCGGTGGATCTGAGCGGAGACGTCATTGATTGTCTCAATGAGAGTCTCATACCACTCACTAACGTTACCCGTGAAGTCCGGAGCAACGGTGGTATCACCAATGGCAGCACCAGTCTCGCGGTTCAGGAAATCACCTGGGTTACGCGACCAGTAACGAACGCCAGCGGCAGAACCGCGGACGAGGTCCTCAAGGATCTCGCGATCAATCTCAAGGGCAACCTGCTCAGAAAGGATCTGAGTAAGCTCGACCTCAGCGTCAAGGTTGTGATAGGCGTTAAGATCCTGTCCTAACTCCGGAGTCCACTTAGCCTTGAGCTTCTTGGTAACCGCGGTGACGGCCACGCTGTCGACCTTGATGTCGATCTCGGGGATCTCGGCGTTGTTCTCAAGTCCCCAGATGGGATCACCCATAACGGAACCAAGAGCACCACCCGACTGGAAGTCGTCTGTGATTGGCATCGATGCGGTGAGACCGTTGGAGCCATTCCCAAAGACAGCAGAAAGGTCATCGACCAGCTCAGAGCCTGTTGCCACGAGGGTAAACAGAACGCGTGTGCTGTCCGTAGGATCGATACGCGTGAGGCGTCGAACCTGCTGACCACGGGGGAGCGGAGCAACACCCTGACCACCAGCACCAGAGAGCTGGATTGCAACGAAGTCATCCTCGTTGAACTGCTGATCGGTGAGGCGCGAGAGTGCGCATGTACCCACAACAAAGATCGTACCCGAAGCAATGTCCGGATCGAACTGCAGAATACGATCAAGCTCGTATGCAGCTGTATTTGAACTGGCGATGTCGGCAGTCCAATCAGGCACGCCATTCGCACCAACCGTACCAGAAGCGCGCGCAGTGCAAAGAACGCTAGCAGGTGCGGATGTGGTCGAACCCGTCGGAGACGAGTAACCGTTGTTCAGGGCGTAAGGACCGGCGGCCGCATACGAACCAGTGAGCTTAACGCCACCGGTGAGCTGCGATCCAACCACTCCACCACCGTAGAGAGAGCTACCAACATTGTATCCGAGACGGGGGCTCGGGGCAGTAGCACCAGCGCCGATTTCAGACGAAATTGTGAAATCGAGGAAGAAGATGAGTCCGCTGGGAAGGCTCATCGGCTGAACGCTAACGAGATCGTTGGCGATCAGGTTGCCGAAAACTCGGCGAACGAGGGGGAATGCAACAGCTGCAAAACCCTCGACGTCTCCGTTAGACATAACGGAAGACTCACGGAGAAGCTCTTTTGCCTGGTTCTCAAGCAATCGTGCCATACCGTTCCGAACGTGATCATCACCCAGACCTTCGAGAAGACCTGTGTTCTCCCACTTAGAAATGAGAGCCGTTCCCTCAGCAGTGAGGTCGCGGTTGACGATACCTTCGGTTAACTTTTGTACAATAGACATTTTGTATAACCTCCTAGTATGTTATTGTTATTTATTCAAACCTGCTAAACGCAGCATGCGGTCCAGTTTTGGATCGCGTGTAGCCGTGTTGTTTTTCTTAGAATTGATCAAAAGCGACGTAGGTCTCTGAACCGCTTCACGAAGTGTTTGTGGGCGTACACGGGGATCAGCCGTTGCCCCCACTGCGTTTTGAATTGTTTCAAAAATCATCGCTGCTTCTTCAACAGAATTGGCAGTCTGAACAGCTTCGGCAATTTGATTCTTTTGCCGCTCATTCAAGGAGGCGCTATTCAAAGCCTTGTTTTGATAAACAAGCTTGGCGTTTTCCAAGTTCAACTTAGTAAGCTGATCCTTGGCTTCCATAATGAGAGCACGAAGCTCTCCATTGGATTCTGTAAGTTCGGAAATCTTAGCCTCATAAAGTCCGTCGCTGGATACAACGTCGGGGGCTGTTTCAACTTCCTCTTCGAGTTCTTCATCTTCTTCCAGGGCTGCACCCTGAGCAGCGGCCATTGCCTGCTGGTTAGCCTGCTCGATGCTGTTGTAGGCAGAGTTCATGGACGACCACCCTTGGGGGACCGGATTCATGTCTACAACTAACTCTTCAACTAAATCAGAGATCATCTCTTCGGTGAGTTCGATCTCTTCATCTTCTTCTAACGATTCTTGGACAGCAGCTCTCTCAATGTCTGCGTCCGACATCTCATTATCTTTCTCGATATCAACCTGGGTGGCGCCAGAGAGATTGGCAGCGGACGGATCCTCTACGTCGCTCATGCCTAGTTCACCCTCTTCAAGAGCATCAGCAAGGGCCGTAGCGTCAATCAAATCATCTCCTTCAACAATCTCTTCCTCTTCTTCAAGACGAGTCTTGAGGGCGTCAAAATCAATCTCAACAATTTCTTCTGCGCCAGGAGCGTCGATATCTTCATTCTGGAATGCATACGGGACCTCATCAATAAACTCGGTGAGTTCGGGGTCCGCCTCGGAGGTCTCCTCTAAGCCCAGTTCATCCTGCTCAAGTAAGGTTGACAGGGCGCCCTTTACTTCGGCCGAATACTTTTCCAATACGGCATTCTCTGCGTTTTTAAGCGCAGCTTCCTTGAGGGCTTTAGCGTCTACAATCGCTTCTTCTAGTAGTGAAGACATAGAATTACTCCAAATCTGATAAGTTATCACAAATAAATAGTTCCTAAGATTTGGAAATGACTAATAGATGTGATTTTGAGTTATGAGGAATAGATATCGGCGTTATCCATGACAGGACGTACTTGCATTATCATAGGCGCATACTGTGCCCCACATATAATCCGGTTGTTATCACCATCGTTCCAGCGGCGCGCAAATAAATTCCACGTATAACTGGTGCCGGCTGTCAGCCCGGAGGCATAAAACGTCAAGGTGCGCACACCATCGTCTTCCTCGTCGGGGCGCCACACAATCTTCTCAGACCCCACTATTGTTCCGTCGGTGCTGCTAATACTGGCGGCTGT